GGCTTCCATCGTCAAGTGCCTCAGATAAGACATTATTTAAGAATAACTGCTTTGTTTCCTCAAAGTTACAGTTACCTTTTGTATCGTGAAGACTTAGAATTTCTCTACTGAAGGTCTCCTTACCGTACTTCTTTAGGTCTTCTTTTAATTCTGGGCAAGAACCGTAATACTTCTTCCAATCCGATTCTTGTTTTACTTTTCTTTTTTTACCTGGCGGTTTTCTAAACGACCAAAAATACTTTCTACCAATGTAACGTCGTGAGTTGGACTTATTGGTAATGAGATAAACAAACCCGAAGTAATCCCCAATATCGTTACTATCAAAAGGTTTGTTATCAAATGTCCATGGATTCTCATAACTTACATCATTATTTATGCCTAAGCCCATCCTATAGAATTCAATGAGCTATTATTTATCTTTAACCGGGACAAACCTAGTCTAGACAAAAAAAGGGGACTTGTCAAGCCCCCCTGAGTATTATCACTTCTTTGTTGGCGGTTTGCCCTTCACTGGTTTATGTCTACCAGGAAGTTCATCTGTACTCAACTTATACTTTGCTTCGTCCGCTCTTTGTGATTCTGGAGTTGGAAAGTAACCAGACTCAACAATGCTCTGAATATACTCAGAGTCCAATTGCATCATTACATAATGCGCTTCGTCTACGGTGTCTGCGTGCCCCTCAGAGAGGAGATAGTCTAACACTAGGTCATATGAATCAGTAAACTTCAATCTTCTTGGGTTATCTAGGAGACTACTGTAAGCACTTGGTTTAATTTTACTCTTTGCCAAATCTGCTTTAAATGCTTTTGGATCTAAGGCAGTTGATGGAGAAGGCATAGCACTTCTTAAACCACTCATCAAAGGATTATCAGTTTCTGATGTTCCTCTGATTGCTTCTCTTTCTCTTTGAGCAGCAGCTAGTCCAGGGTTTGCCTTTTCCCACTTCTCTCTTGGGGAGAGAGTCTTATCGGCATTGATAGCATCAAGTTCCTGTTGTCTTCTAGACTTTACTGGAACTGGTCTTGGTCTTGGTTTTGGTGCTGCTGCTTGAGGACCTTGAGGACCTGGTGCTGCTGCTTGAGGACCTTGAGGACCTGGTGCTGCTGCTTGAGGACCTTGAGGACCTGGTGCTGCTGCTTGAGGACCCTGAGGACCAGGTGATGCTGCTTGAGGACCTTGAGCACCAGGTGATGCACTCAAGGCACTAGGATCTAATTTATATCCCTGATACCCTTTAAAATCCTTAGCACCAGCTGGTGCTATGTATTTTGAAATCTCTGACGTTTGTGCTGGAGTTAACTGATCTACGGGAACAAAACCACCGACAAGTTGACCAGTAGTTGTATCTTTATATCTAAATCCTTTAACTCCACCTTGAGTTGCTGAAACTGGAACTAATTTTTCTTGAATGTCTACTTTTAGCAATTTTCTCATTATGATCCTCCTGGCTTGGTGTTAGGGAATAATTTTTGTATTCTCTCTCTTTCTTTTTTCGCTGCCTCAGCATCTAACTGTCCCTTTTTGGGATCCTGGGCGGTTCCTCTCTTATCCCAGTCACTCAGTTCTTGACCAGTCCTTTTGCCTAGTCTACCAATGTTTTCAACACCTTTGATACCGGTCAGTTGGTTAATAAATCTTCCAGCCTGAGTAACAATATTTGAACCTGCACCAATTGTATTTGCTAATGTTTGACCGCCAATAGTTGGTGTTGGTTGTTGACCTTGCAATTCCTGTGCAGGTCTATTTGCAGCATAATCTATAGTCGCTCCTGCGGTTCTTGCAAGTTTACCACCTAGAGTTCTTCCAACAATATGTTGCCCAGTCCAATTGGCAACGTCGCCCATACCCTTTACAAAGTCTTTAGCACCACTTAGAGATGGTGGTTTTGGTAGAGGTTGACTTGGTTTTGGTTTGAAGAATTCTCTTGCCTTTGTTAATAACTCACTACCTTTTTGTCTCCAATCAGGTTTTGGTCCCTGAGGTCCCTGAGGTCCCTGAGGACCTTGTGGAGTTCCAGAAGACCCCTGAGATGTTGAACCAGTTCCAGAAGTCTGAGCAGTCTGTTGTGGTTGTTGTGGTTGTTGTGGTTGAGCAGCCTGCTGTTGTTGTAGTCTATCTTTTGCTGCTTGTGCTCTGCGATCTCTAGACAGTCTTCTCTTACCCTTCGCCATTTGCATTACGAAGTCAGATGCTCTTTGAACTGTACCAGTTGCTGCTCTATCAATTTTATCTTTATTCATTCCATAAAGAGCAGCAGCACCACCTAAAAGTGCGGGTCCCCACATAGGATAAGTCGCTGCAGCTGCAGCGGTGCCTGTGAAAACGGCTTCATTCAAATTTTCAGTCTGATATCCATCCACATAAGATTCATATAACTCATCCCATGTGTAGGAGCTAAAATTACAACCTTCTTGTATTAGATGTTCTACACAATATTCAAAATTCTCTAGTAGAACGTAATCTAATGCAAAAGATTTGCACCATTGTTCACTCATGTATGGCAGAATTGCCGCTGCCTTTTTTGCATCCGAAGCATATCCAAAATGAACCAAATATCCAATCATTGATTCATAAAGTTCTTCTTCATTGATTTCAAATTCTTGCTCTTCCTGAACTTCACTGACAATAGTATCTTCAGTCAGGTTTTCGGACTTGTTAGCGTAAATAGAGGCATACGCTTCTTGAAGTCCCCTAAAGGTCTTTCCAGCAGATTCAGACATTTTAACAGTTTTCTTTTTCTATAAACTTATTTATAGAAAGAACTACTTACCTTCTTTCTTAGTGAAGTCCATCGCCTTTTCAAATCTTCTATATCCTTTATAGGCTTTATTCACATATCCAAGAGTATCACTTGCAAACTGTTTGAATGTTTTCTTTATTGGTTCTGGAGTTGCATCCTTTACTTTACTAACAACCTGCTTTACGGTTTCTGGTGTTTTTTCTCTGTAGATATCTTTTAGGTTTGCCTTCACCGTTTGTCTTGTAACTGCTTGTCCTGCTTTACCAAACACTCTATCAAATGCTTTTCCAGCAAAATTAACAGCAGTTTCACCGCCACCAACAGCACCAAGAACTTGTCCTCCTGGACCAAGTGGTGTTCCCAAAATAGCACCAGCACCAGTACCCAAAATTCTAGCACCAGCCTCTACTGCACCTTTAGCAGTCGCTCTTCTGTCTCCACCACCTTGTGCTAGAGTCGCTTTTTTAGCCCTATCAAAATCAAAATATGCAGTAACAGCAGTAAGACCTTTTGCTACTGTTTTTAATCCAGCAGCATTTCTTGCAGTCGCCTGAGTATTTGTTAATACTCTATTCTTAGCAAGTTCTTTTGATAAAACGCTTGGTGTTATAACAGAAGTTCTTGGTGCTCTTACAGAAATACTTCTTGGTCTAGGTGCAGGTGCAGGTCTTACTGCAACTGGTTTAGGAGAAGGTGCTGGAGCAGCAACAGGTTTTACTGGAGCAGGAGCTGGAGTCGCCGCAACAGGTTTTGCTGGAGCAGGTGCTATAGGAGCAGGTTTTGATGCTGCTGGTACTACAGGAGTTGGTTTGGTCAGCGGTCTCAGTACAGCAGGTCTTGACGTAGCAGACGTTGCCTTTATCTGAGCAGTGGTTCTGGTAGACGTTGGTACTTGTCTGGTTCTTGATGTCTGAGCCGCTGGTTGTGCTGCTGGTTGCTCTACCTTTGGTGCTTCTAATCTTTTTGTTTGCTGAGTTTGTGCAATTACCTGACTTGGGGTTTGAGAAGTGCTAACAGTAGATCTTCTACCTTGAGATCCTTGACGACTTGATGGTTTTGCATCAACATCATCAATTGCTGCTAATAAATCCCTTTCACCTCTATTCTGTCTATTAAGTCTTTCCATTTCTTTGGCAAAATCTCTATTTGCCACAGCACCTTCTGGTGTATCAAGATCCAACTTTTTCCTAAATTCTGCGTCTGCAAATATACCAGCTGGAGAATTCCTTCCTCTTTTTATTCTTCTGCCGCCAACTTCTTGGTTAATCTTTGTTTCTATTTTCTTATATTCCGCACCGCCTGGGTTTGCAAGAATTCTTTCTGCCTCTGCTCTTCTATTTTTAAACTCAGAGGCAGACATATTTCTATCAGGTCTAGCATATCCACCCCGACTCAATAGAAAGTTTTCAACTCCCTTTGGAGTTGCTGCTCTTACTCCAGGTTTTCCAGGAACTTCAGCAGTTCTAACATTCCTCTTTATTTCCAAATCACCAGGGGTTACATTTGAATATGCTTTAGGATCAACAGTGCCTTTTCCAGATGGTGGTAACTTTGTTAAAGCTTCTGGTGGTACATAAGTTGCTTTACCAGTAAAAGGGTTTGCGCCTGTGGGAGTACCAAAAGACTGCGAAAATCTCTTCGCTCTCTGTGCAGAAGAAGGTAATGTAGGACCTTGTGGTTTTGTTGTTTTTAATTTTTCTTTTTTAGGTATTGGATTGCGAGCACCAGGATTTACTACTTCTTCAGGGTCAATCTGATTAACCTCAACCGCAGGACGATTGCCTTGCTTCGCTTCCTTTAATACCTCATTAAACGGTCTCATTATTGCAACACACTTTTTAGGTATTTATAAAAAAAGGAGGGTATTACCCCTCCGTGTCGTTTAACCATTCTGAGCAATAATCATAATCTCCGAAGAGATATTCATCACAGTCTGCTGCCTCTTTATAAGAATCCAGCACCTTATTGGTATCCCAATTATAGTTGGAATCCAGTAAAGGAATCTTTGGTAACATCTTGTTTGATTCCTCCAACGATGTAGGACTCGACTTCTGTTTCTTGGGGAGCAACTTGGAGTCCTTTGGATGAAATCCAATGCTCAGTCCAAGGAAGTGGGTTATTCTTTGCAGGAATGTCATAGAGAGGTTTGAGTCCGATTGCTTTCATTCTACGGTTGGCAATCCATTCGACATACTGTTGTAACAGTTTGTCATTCAGACCAATCATAGAACCATCTTTGAACAGATACTCTGCCCAATACTTCTCTTGATTGACTGCATTCTCAAACGCTTTATACAACCATTGCTCTTCTTCTTTAGCAATCTGCTTCATCTCTGGGTCATCACCACCCATCCAATTCTTGAGGATGTTCTGAGTGATGACCAAGTGTTGATTCTCATCCCTAGCGATTAGGGAGATGATTTTTGCACTTCCTTCCATAAGCTTGAGTTCGCCAAAAGCAAAACTGCAAGCAAATGACACGTAAAAGCGAATGCCTTCAAGAATATTAACGTTTGCAACTGCTCTGTAGAGCTTGCGCTTGAGTTCATACCTTGCCTCTTTTGCGTATGGGACTTGCTCTAGTGCGTGCAACCACTCAGCAGAATTATCATACTGATGTGCTGAGTTGATGAAGTCATTATACGCTTGAGTCACTGTCACTGCACGCTCCATAATGCGATCCTCTTTGAGGATGGTATCAAAAACCTCAGATGGGTCTGAATAAACGTTTTTGATAATATATGTGTAGGAGCGTGAGTGAATCATTTCCATGAATTCCCACACTTTCATACAAGCCTCCAGTTCAGGAAGGGAGCAGTATGGGGCAAATGCCATACCAGGACCACGACCCTGAACCGAGTCCAGCATGATCTGATACTTCAGATTGCTGGTAAAGATATGCTTTTGTTCTGGACGCAGTGAATGGTAATCACCACGATCTTTCTGAAGGGAGACTTCCTCAGGTCTCCAAAAGTATCCTAGTTGTTGAGTTGTAAGTTTGTCAAAGATAGGATACTTGTATGAATCATATCTTTGAATACCCAGAGGTTGACCAAAGAACATTGGTTGTTTCTTTGTATCAACCTCGTTAGAGTTAAAAACCGTCATGGACTCAACCATTGGTTTCTCCTCTAACCCTGTCTTAAATCTTACAAGACTCACAGTCTTCCTCCTCGGCGTTTTCTAATTGAGAAATTAAATTTTCAAGACTCTCTCTGGTTTCTTCAACCTCGTCGTCTTTCATGTCATAAGTATTCTGATAGTAACTGGTTTTCCAGCCGTACTTATATGTAGTCAGAAGGTCTTGTGCCCAAACTGAAATAGGAATCTCGTTGTTAGGATATTGAGTTGGATTGTAACTCCAGTTACCACTGATTGCTTGGTCAAAGAACTTCTGCATTACAGCAACAACATTAATATAACCACGATTGGACTCCATTTCCCAAAGAAGCGTATAAGCGTTCTTAAGAGACTGATATTGGGGGACAATCTGTTTAAGAACTCCTTTCTTGGACTTCTTAACGGACAGGAAGGCACGGGGTGGTTCGATTCCGTTTGTGGCATTTGACACAACGGAACTGCTCTCTGAAGGCATTTGTGCGGACAATGTTGAGTTCCTAACTCCGTATTGCTTAACCTGTGCTCTAAGACCTTCCCAATCATATTTTAACTCGTTGGGGACGATTTCGTCAACGTCCTTCTTGTATGTATCAATGGGAAGAATTCCATTACCATACTTGGTGCGATGAGAGTATTCGCAAGCACCCTTCTCTTTAGCAAGGTTTACGGTAGCCTGGATGAGATAGTATTGGAACGCCTCAGTGAGGTCGTGAACGGCGTTCCAGGCACCTTGAGAGTCATAGTTATGCCCGTGCTTGGCAAGGTAGTGTGCTAGACCAATATAACCGATTCCAAGGGAGCGTCGTGCCTTAGTAGCGATCTCTGCTGCTCTGACTGGGTATCCTTGGAAATCAATGAGTTCATCCAAACCGCGAACAGCAAGATCGCAAAGAACTTCAAGATCCTCAAGATCCCTGATTTTACCAATATTAACAGCAGAAAGGATGCAAAGAGCAATTTCACCATCAGTGTCATCAATGTGTTGAAGTGGTTTGGTGGGAAGAGTAATCTCTTGACAGAGATTGCTCATCTCAACTTTGTCCATGAAGGATGAGTGAGAGTTACAGTGGTCGATGTTCATAATGTACAAACGACCAGTCTCAGCACGCTCCTTCAGAATATCCAAAAAGAGTTCTTGAGCTCCGATAGTCTTTCTTGGAATAGACTCATCTCGTTCATAAACATTGTATAACTCATCAAATCCATCAGTGCCAAAAGCATCATACAGACCAGGAACGTCGTGCGGACTGAAGAGTGAGATGTCTTCGTTTTTGATGAAACGCTCATAGAAGAGTTTGCTGATTTGGATACTGTAGTCTAACTTACGAACTCGGTTATCTTCAGTTCCTTTATTATTTTTTAGGACAATGATGTCTTCGATTTCTTGGTGCCAGATGGGGAAGTGGACTGTTGCGCTTCCACCTCTGATGCCATTTTGTGTGCAGCATCGGACAGTTGCTTCAAACTTTTTGAGAAATGGAACAACGCCTGTGTGCTGAACCTCACCGCCTCTGATTTTAGCGTTGATGCCCCTGATGCGACCTGCGTTGATACCGATACCCGCCCTTTGTGCAACGTATCTGCCAATAGCCATATCGCTAGTAAAGATACTATCGAGGGTGTCATCAGCATCAATAAGGACACAGCTAGCATATTGTCGAAGTGGAGTTCTAACCCCCGCCATGATAGGTGTGGGAATGTTGATTTTGTGCTTGCTGATTGCGTCGTAGTATCGCTTGACATAATCGAGCCTAGTCTCCTTTGGATATTTAGAGAAGATGGTTGCCGCAATCAAGAGGTACATAAATTGTGGCGTTTCATATAGTGCGCCACTGCTTCTATCTTGCACGAGGTACTTGTCAACGACTTGACGTAGACCTGCATAAGTGAACAGATAGTCACGGTGATGATCAATATACGACTGAAGTTTATCAAACTCTTCGTCGGTATAA